CTAGACTTAGCAAAACATTATTGTAAGTTTAATCTTATTCTTGATGATACATATATAGTAAGAGGTAATTTAAGAGGTTTTCTAGAAAGTGTCCGATCTGATCAATTGAGTGATAGTCATAGTATATATATACAAAGCGATGATATATTATATTGTTCAAATCGTATAACGAAATCAGAAACTGATTTACGTTATATATATAAGATACACGAAGTTATATCGAATGAAAATAATGTAAATGTTATGATACCATATGAAATATGTTATATTGATGATATTAAAAATCCATATATGGAAAAAAGAACACGCGATAGAAAAAAATTAGACATAAAATTATTAAATGAAATGGTAGAAGAAGACCCAGAAAATCCACGACATTACTATTATTTAGCACAAACATATAAAATATTAGAAGATTATGAGAAAGCAGAAGAATATTTATTAAAAAGAATTAATCATAAGAATAAAGGTTTTATGAGTGAATTAATTGATTCTTATTTTGAATTGGCAAGATTATATAATTTTAATTTAAATAAACCGTGGGAAGAATGTTTGAAATATTATAATATGTCATATGAATTAGATAAAGGACGCCCAGATAGTTTATATTTCATTGGTATGCATTATTATATTAATAATGATTATATGAAAGCATTTGATTATTTCAAACAAGCTTTTAATATTGGATTTCCAATTGAGAAACAGTATAGCTTAAAACCAACACTATCCTATTTACATTTACCAAAAGTATTAATTCCTTTATGTTTTAATTTTAAAGATTTTGATTTGGGAATAAAGGCTTGTGACTTATATGCTAAAAATAACCCACCAGATAAAACTATTAATGATTGGTATACTATTATGCAACAAATGAAAATTCTTCCTAAACTTCAGCCTCCGATGATATTTGACAAAAAAGTCATTTGTTTCATTGCGGATGGGGGGTATAGTGAGTGGAATGGTAATAGTATTGATAATGGGATAGGTGGTTCTGAGAAATATATCATAATGATGGCTAAATATATGAGAAAACATTTTGATGGGATAATATTAGTCTTTTGTAATACTAGTACTATGGTTGAATGTGATGGAGTAAAATATATTCCACTAAATAATATTTATATATCTCTTACAACTCATTATATTGATTATTGTATTATAAGCCGTTATTCACATTTTATTCCATTGGCAACAAATAGTTATGCTGATAAAATATATGTTGTTGCACACGATGTATTATTATCAGGTGATGTTATAATTGATTCTCCAAAGTTAAAAAATATTATTTGTTTAACAGAATGGCATAAAGAATATTTCCTTGAAAAACATCCAAGTTTAAAAGAAAAAACAATTGTTATTGGAAATGGGATAGAACCATTTACTGTTCAACCAAAAGGAAAAAAACCGTTCAAATTTATATATTCATCAGCCGCAAATAGGGGATTAATAGTATTATTAGAAATGTGGAAAGATATATTAAATATCATTCCAGAAGCAGAATTGCATTGTTATTGTGATATTGATAATAAGTATATCAATATTACAGACAAAGATATGATGGAAGATATACGCAAATTATGTATATCTGTGAAAAATGTATATATGCACGGTTGGGTTAACAGAGAAACATTAGAAGAAGCGTGGAATAGTTCGAGTATTTGGCTTTACCCTTGTATATTCAAAGAAACCTTTTGTATTACTGCACTAGAGGCAGCCATATCGAAAACACTTGTAATTACCAATAATCTGGCTGGATTAAATGAAACAGTTGGTAATCGCGGGATAGTTATTAATGGGAGTGCGAGAACGGAAACATGGAAGAATATGGTATTAGAAGTATTAAAGACTATTACAAATAATTATAGTAATTTATTAAATAATAATTATAATTACGCAATGGAGAATACTTGGGAAATCCAAGCAAAGAAAATGTTAAAATTATTTGATATAGATAATAATGATGCTAGAAATACATTCCAGTGGACGGCGATTCTTATGAATAATTTAAATAAATAAACTTAAATTTCAACAACTGACATTCTTATATTCATATTATCGCTTATACTACCTGTAACAGTATTAGCATTGTCATTTGATATAGTAAAATAGCAACTAGTTGTTCCAGTGATAATTGCAACTGCCGAAAAATTTAAACCACCACTATAATAATTTTTTTGAGTTCTTGTTTTTAATGTTGGAGTACCATCGTAGATTCGTATTGAATAATCACCACCTGTTGCTGTAGTAATATATGTATATAAGGTTACATCTACCATATAAGTTTTAGATGCTGACATACCAGATATTGTACCAGAAGTATTAATAGTTAGAACATTCACATTATTATATGTTGTTGGTGCACTAGACCAATAAAATCCCGGTCCACTTGCTGTTTGTAAAAAATTTTGTTCTGTTGATGTAGAATTAAATGCAGATGATGATGATATTAAACCATACATATTTATATATGCCCAATCTTTCGCTCCAGATGATGCTCCATATGTAATTTCTTTTGTGCTTGTATTATAATTTAATGTTTGTAATCCACCACTTGTATCATTGCGAATTGGGTCTACATAAAAACGGGATGTTCCACCAGTACTAAATCCGACTCCTGTTGCATTTAGTATAATTGTATTATTATCTTGATTTGTTTGACCAGCATTTGCACCAATTGCAATACAATTACTACCCATACCAGTAAAGCCCGCTGATGTACCAATAGCAATACTATTATTGCCCATATTATCATTACCAGCATTTTTACCTATTGCAACTGTGCTATAACTTTGTTCATTACCGCCTGCTCCATTACCAATCGCAATTGCATCATTGTCTTGTTGTGTATTACCAGCATTACTACCAATTGCCACACTATTATTGCCCATGTTATTATAACCAGCATTATTGCCAATTGCAATACTACTTGTACTCATATTTGTATAACCAGTATTATAACCAATTGCAATAGAATAAGGTAATTGATTATTTGCACCAGCATTTTGACCAATTGCAATACTATATACTCCCATATTTGTGAAACCAGCAGCTGGTCCTATTGCAATAGCACCATTATTTTGTTGATATCTACCTGCAAGATATCCTATTGCAATACTAGTATTTCCCATACCAGTACTACCAGCATAATTACCAATAGCAACACAATTTTGTCCCATATTTGTAAAGCCGGCAGATGTTCCAATTGCAATTGATTCAGAACCCATATTTGCATGACCTGCAAATGACCCAAGTGCAATTGAATAGTCTCCTTGTGTTATATAACCTGCTAAACTACCTATTGCAATTGTTTCAATTCCTTGTGATATATCTCCTGAACTATTTCCAATTTTAATCATATCATTTGTAAAAAGAATTCTATTATTCCCTAATTCTAAATTATTATTATTAGTCCATTTAGTTCCATTGTATTGTAAGGTTTGATATTGTGCCAATACACCGAATGTTACATCAGAAAGTGCAGATAATTGTGTAACACCAGATGAAGATGTTGCATTAACCCACTTAGTACCATTATATTGTAAAACTTGTGATGCTGTTAAAGATGATAATGTTACATCTGATATATTGGCTATTGTATTGGGCATATAAGTAACTTCTTTTGTTGTTGTATTATATGCTAAAACATTTGATCCAGTATTATTTGCTATCGGTGCAATGGTAAGACTATTATTACTATTATTACTTAGAGTAGAACCAGTTGCATTAATTACGATACTATTATTATTCATATTTGTCATCCCAGCATATGCTCCTATTGCGATACTATTATTTCCCATGTTTGTATATCCTGCATTCATACCAATTGCAATACTATTAGTACCCATTGCTTGATAACCGGTACGATAACCAATTGCAATCGCATTTTTTTTCATATTTGCATATCCGGCAGAATCACCAACTGCCACGCTCGATATTCCTTGGCTTTCACTTCCTGCCATGTTACCAACTGCAACTGCATTTACACCTTGGGTAATATAACCTGCCTGAGGTCCAACCGCGACTGCTCTTGTTCCTTGTCCTATATGTCCTGTATCATTACCTAGTGCGATTGAATATTGTGATTGACTTGAACTACCTGAACCGTTACCTATTGCTATACTGTTTTCTAATTGATTTGTTTGCCCGGCATAAGTACCAATACTTATACTATATGTACCTTGATTTTTTTGTCCAGCAGCATAACCAACTGCTACGGCAAAATCTTTTTGCCCAATTGCGCCTGCTTGATTGCCAAGTTTAACTGCATTTGCCATTATCATATTATAGATAAAAATTGAAAATTTTTAATACTGCATATTTCATAATAAACTGACCTATTACATATGTCGTCCGCAAGTATGGCATCCACTAAGAGCCCCTTCGTTGGAGCTCAGTGCAAGAAGGCAGGTCAGTCAGAACTACCTTCCACTCATCGGATTGAGAAGGGTCCATCTGCCCCCATCTCAATGTGTACACTCAACCAGACACACAATGGCATTCCTCTCGGGTCTTCCCCACGACCCCCGCGACCAGCGCCGATCGTCCTGGCAAATCACCCCATTGACGCCATCGAGGAGGAGGCATCAGAGGCAGAGTTCCAGGCGGTAGAGCAACGATTCCTTGAGCGTTTTAGCGCAGAGCGAGAGAAGGACCTCCTCCGTTCGCAGAATCCCATCATCTCTGCCATCAAGGAGATTGTCAGCATCCGCAACTTCGACGACCCGATCCTCACAAAGCCAGCACCCTTCATTCCCAAGAAGCTCTACCTCGGCGACGCTAGCCACGCGATGGACATCAAGACCATCAAGGAGCTTGGCATCAACGCCATCCTCAACTGTGCATCGAGCGCCGTTCTCACTGACGCAGAGTACTACGATGAGAGCTTTGCCTACTACGAGTTTGCAGCAGAGGACCGGGGTGACTACGAGATGGCATCCCACATCGCAGAGGCACGCTCTTTCTTCACCCGCTGTATGGAGGAGGGGCGTGCAGTTCTCGTTCACTGTGCTGCTGGCATCAACCGAAGCGCCTTCATCGCCGTTTACCTCTACATGGTGATGACCGGCGTACCCCTTGTCAAGGCAGTAGAGCACTGCTTCGCCCTGCGCCCCATCATCCTCTGCAATGAAGGCTTTATCGACCAGCTCGTGGAGGTGGCAGAGGAGGAGGGACGGATCTGAAGAGAGAGGAGAGAGGAGAGAGCAGAGAGCAGAGAGCAGAGAGCAGAGAGCAGAGAGCAGAGAGCAGAGAGAAAATAAGAGAGAAAATAAGAGAGAAAATGTAAAAATTGTTTTAATATTAAAATAATTTTTAACAATAAAAAAATTGAAAGTTTTTTATAAATAACCATTGATATTATTAATAATGTCAATGGATATTGAAGATTTACATAGTAATTATAATACGGGTAATCTGCTTTTGCATAGTGATCCACGTGAAAATACACAGTGTGAAACTGTCTATAATATGATCAAGGAGATGGTTGCTAATATTAAGGCAAATCCATCTATTAATTATAATGAATGGAATAAGCATATGAGAAATATGAAGGTCAAGTACCATATTGCTCCATCGGTCATTACCCTTAATTATCATTACCGTAATCTAGTTTATCGTGGGGAAATCGACCCCTGCATCAAGTTTGAGCGATTCAATGTTCGCAAGGAAGCACGCTTTAACAGTGGTATCAATCAGGTCACTGTAATGTCATCCCCTTATCCAAATGGTCAGGCATTTAGTTGCGAGCATAATTGCTATTTTTGTCCAAATGAACCGGCTCACGAAGGAAATGGATACCAGGCACAACCTCGTTCCTATCTCTTCAAGGAGCCAGCTGTCCACCGTGGTAATATGAATAAGTTTGATGCAGCCTCACAGATGTGGGACCGTATGACGGTCCTGTCTCTAATGGGTAATTGTATTGTTGATAAGCTCGAAGTAATGGTTTTGGGTGGCACTTGGGGAAGTTATCCAATCGAGTATCGAATTGAGTTTGTGCGTGATTTGTATTATGCAGCTAATACTTTCTATGATGTGGAGAGGCGAGAGCGCTACACGATGGAGGAGGAAATTAATATTAATATGGATGCACGCTCTCGTATCATTGGTCTGACCTTGGAAACTCGTCCAGATCATGTCACAGCCGATGAGATTCTTCTGCTTCGCAAGATGAATTGTACTCGTGTTCAGATTGGTGTTCAGCATACAGATGACAACATTCTCAAGCACATTAACAGGGGATGTTATCTGGCTGATACCAAGCGAGCCATCAAGAATCTTTTGAATGTGGGATTGAAGGTAGATGTTCATATTATGTTTGATTTGCCTGGTTCATCTCCTGAGATGGATATGAAGATGATAGCTACGTTGGAGAATGATACTGATTTGCGTTTTGACCAAGCCAAGTTCTACCCTTTCCAGAGTGTCGATTGGACAGTAACCAAGACATGGGAGGATAGTGGCAAGTACTTGCACTATGATTTTGAGAGTCTGATTGAAGTTCTTATTTATGCCAAGGAAAAGACCTTCCCGTGGGTTCGCTTGAATCGTGTTATTCGTGATATTCCAAATAATTACATTCTTGCTGGTGTTGACCAACCCAATTTGCGCCAGGTTCTGGAAAAGAAGATGTGTGAGGCGGGAAAGAGTTGTAAGTGTATCAGGTGTCGTGAGCCTGGTAGCAATCGCGCTGCTCTGGAAAGAATTAAGGAGGCAGAGTTGAAGATTCGCGAGTATGAGGCATCAGGTGGAATGGAGTATTTCATTTCAATGGAGACACCAGATGAAAAGTATATTTATGGATTCTGCCGTTTGCGTCTTTCGGAGGAAATGGGATATGTGGATAGTATTGAGCCAAAGATTAGGAAGCATCACAATGCAATGGAAAAGATTAATATTTATCCTAATATTAATGGACTGGCAATGATTCGCGAGCTTCACGTGTATGGAGATATGACACCAGTTAGCGAGGATGGAATTGCGGTCCAACATCGTGGATTTGGAAAGAAGATGCTACAGCAAGCTGAGAGGATTGCAATGGATCACGGATACGTTGGGATGGCGATCATTTCTGGTGTTGGAGCACGACGCTATTATGAGAAGCACGGATATTCCCTAGAGAATGATTATATGGTCAAATTATTCGGATCGAATTATTTTGATTATTCTCAGTACATTGGAATTATTTTGACATTTGTGCCTATTTTCATTGTACTTTTGGCTATTTTCTTTTATTAAGATAAATAAATAATTTTATTTAAATACATATGTATGTATATTTTTAATGCACACTCCAACCCTTTGTTTAAACATGATTGTAAAAAATGAAAGTAAAATTATAACTAGAATGTTTGATACAGTTGTTAATATAATAGATAGCTATGTAATTTGTGATACAGGTTCAACAGATAATACTATTGAAGTAATAACTGAATATTTTAAAAAACATAGAATACCTGGTAAAGTGGTTGTTGAACCATTTAAAGACTTTTGTTATAACAGAAATTTTGCACTTAATAGCTGTGTGGGAATGGCGGATTATGTATTATTAATGGATGCAGATATGAAATTAATCGTTGGGAACTTTAATAAGAATAGATTATGGGATTATGATTGCTATCACATACTCCAAGGTAATGATGATTTTTATTATAAAAATATGAGGATTGTAAAAAATACAGGTGTGGCTTCATATATTGGTGTAACTCACGAATATCTCAATGTACCAGGTGAATTTCGTACTGGTGAATTTAAAAAGAATGAATTATTTATCAATGATATTGGTGATGGTGGATGTAAGAGCGATAAGTTTGAACGAGATGTGAGGTTATTAACCGAGGGGATAGAGAAGGAACCAAATAATGTCAGATATCATTTTTATCTTGCCAATACATTATTTGACCTGGGAAGGTATGATGAAGCAATATCATATTATAAAAAAAGAATTGAATTAGGTGGTTGGAAAGAAGAAGTATGGTTTAGTTATTTTAAAATTGGTATGGCATATAAAAATAAATCAGATATGGGAAATGCTATGAAATATTGGTGCGATGGTTTTGATTATTATCCTGAAAGACTTGAGGGCATATTTGAAATAATTCACCATTATAGAAATAACAGCAAGCAAAGAATTGGATATGAGTTTTATAAGATGGCAAAGACTATTCTAAATAAAAAATATAATTATGATGGATGTTTATTTCACCATAATGATGTATATAGTTATAAACTAGCTTATGAATTTACATTATTGGCTGCATATGTTGGAATATATAATATTAATAATGAAATAATAGCGATTCTTAATAATAGTAAAGTACAAGATATGAATAAAAATGTGATTAAAAATATGAAATTTTATAAATTTATATTAAATCAAAAGAATAGAAAAATATTTGATAATACTATTATAAAAAATGTAGAAGGAGTTGATATGACATTTTATTCATCATCGAGTTGTATGATAAATAATAATAACAATGATGGATATATTATGAACGTTCGTTATGTAAATTATTATATTAATGAAAATAATTTTTATGCAAATTGTGAAAAATATATAATTACTATTAATAAATGTTATACATTAGATAAAGATTTTAATATTATAAATGAAAAAATATTTGATATGCCATTTGATGGAAGACGATATATTGGAACAGAAGACGTAAGAATATTTTATAATAAATTTGAGAATAAATATGTTTTTCTTGGCACTGGTTTACAAAAAGATAATAATTTAGGAATTAATTATGGCGAGTATAATATTGAAAATTCTAAATTGGAAGATAATATATCCGAGTTAAAACAGAACTTTAAAAATACAGGATGTGAAAAGAACTGGGAATTAGTACTATATAAAGATAATATGTATGTAATTTATGAATGGTTTCCATTAAAGTTATGTATTATTGAGAATAATAATTTAGTTGTTAAAGAAGATAAACAAATGCCACCCATATTTAGTCATATACGTGGTTCAACGTGTGGATTTGAACATAATGATACTATTTGGTTTGTTGTTCATTTAGTTTCATATGATGTTCCACGACATTATTATCATATGATAGTAGTATTTGATAAGAATATGAATTTACAGCGTTATAGTGCACCATTTAAATTTGAAGGTGAACCAATTGAATATTGTCTAAGTATAAATATTCGTGATAAAGAAGTTTATATGAATTATAGCACGTGGGATAGGACAACTAGAATTGGTGTGTATGATTTAGATTATATTGAATCTATTTTATGTTATAAATAAAAATGGTTCACAAATTATTCCCTATTTATATTGCAGAGCAATCGATAATAAGACCCCAAATATAAATAAAAATAATTAGAACTAATTATTTTTATTTAATTTTAAGGCTCTTAATAAGTGGAACCGGGAATAGGATTTATATATAAATTCTAATATTTTCGATTAAAGTTTATTTATGTGTGATTTGCAAATTTCACATAAATAAAAATTGATTATTAATAATCATAAACAGTAATATAATAGTAATGCCCGATATCTATAAATATCTAAAAAATGGCGATATTTATTATGCACTGGAAGAATGTAGGTCAAAAAGGATTCATTATATGGTTGATAATATTGTGAAAATGTTGGTTGCATCACATAAATCAATTTTTAAAGAATTATTGGGATTTCTTGTTAATCATATTAATGAATATATTGTGTCTGAAACATTTGAAACATTATTATTAACTGAAGATTGTGGTGAGAAGATTGATATAATGATAGACTTTTTGAGAAAGAACAAGATAGAATGGATGTTATTCCGCAATACTGGATATTTATTGGAACTCGCAATCAAGTATAATAGATTGGATAGTATAATGATACTTGTAGATATAATTAAATATTTTAAAGAATCATATAAATTCAAAAGTTGTTTTTCAAAAATTAATAGTTTGAATGTATTCAAACATATTATTAATAACTGTGATATGAATGATTATGTTAATATGAATATTGATGATATATTTTATACAATGTTAAATATTGGTAATAAAGAAATAATTATGTATATAATTAAAAATTATAAAATAGATTTTGATTATAATAAGATTATAAATAATATTAAGGGCGATTTTAAATATTATAATAATATTGGTATTAGAATGGATATGATTTATAATATTAATTTAATTAAATTAATTTAATTTTAATTGCCAATACACCATATTCTCTTTCTTTTTCTTCACTATAAAATTGCCTATATATTGCAATTCCTTCATCAATCGTTTTTATATTTGGGAGAGTGGTGCGTAAACCTTCTTGCATTAAATAATCATTAAAAGATTTATATTTTGTTATTCTTTTAATCTGTGTTTTAATTTTCATATCATTATGTGTAAAAATAACAATGTCTCCTTTTTTTAATTGTGAAAAAACATTTTTATTTAGTCTACCTTCCACTTTTTTCTTTTTATTTTTAATATAATAAAACCAAGGATTACTAACGGATATTTCATAAGTTGACATTATAATTATTATATATTATTTATAAAGTAATTTTATCAATTTTAATTCCCGGGTCGGAGTTCACTTATTATTTTAATGATATCTATTAGTAATTACTGATTCCGGGTCATTTTCAATAATATCTTGAATCTCATCATAATTATTATTTGGATATTCATAGCAATAAGGATGACCGAAAATCTTTTCATATTCATCATTATAAAAAGTAATCGACTCATCAAACCTATAATTATATGTACCGGCGTACATTCTATCCGTATATCTACCGTTAGATCCAATCATAATATAGCTTCTATTTTCAAGAACAATCTGGTAAACAGTTCCATTGTAATATGTGGTGTGCGCAATTATATTCTTTATCGCTTCGCGATATAATAGAGTGCAATCTGCACTTTTGACTTGTCTATTGCTACGCAATATAACCAGTTATGTTTGCTGATTCGCAAGTCTGCACATGCGAATTGCACCGCACACATATGTACGTTGACATAGTTGACTACCATAATGGTACTTTGGAAAGAAATATTCTGTTGGACCACTCATATTTACCAGGATGATGGGATGATAAGCAGATACAGATGCATTCTTCCCAATATGGTACATAAATCCAGTAAAATTAAAAGGGATAATCTTTTCAACCTTGGTATCCCCGTGATATGAACGCACATAATCGCCCACCTTTAGGAAACTAATATGAATCTTACTATCATCCATCAATGATACCAATGTATCACCCGAGAAACAACCTCCATTATTGAGAGCCATTAATATTATGATTATTATAGTAAAGTTAATAGGAAATGATAGGATTTTTCTTAAAATCCTATCCCTCGATCAATTTCTATCTATAAAAAATTGAAAAATTAAATCTATATCATGTCTTAATAATTTGACTTTTAATGTCTTCTATCGCCGAAGCATACACTAATGACCATTCCCGTGAGTGGGATTTTGGTAGCGATGAGTACCTCGCGCAAGAGTACGATGACTACCAGCCATCTGACTATGAAGATTATCCTGGAGAGGATGATCATCCTTATCCAGAGGATGATTATCCAGAGGATGATTATCACCCGGATGGGTATTACGATGACGATGTGGTCCGGTATGATGTCAGTCGCGAGTACCGAGTGATTCACCCAACACATCTAACCTTGGAGACCATCAGCTTTCACATCGGGCGCGCAACCGGATTTGCAGATGAATTCAATCGCGAGCACGAGATTGGATTGCTGGTGCAAATGATGGCGCGGACCTTCAAGGAGTACGATGTACCCACACGCAGAGAGCTGATGAAGGCTATTTTTGCCTTCTTCACTATGGAGGAGTGCACTGATTCCAACATTGAGAACATCCTCTATCTCTTTATTGCGGAGAGAGGACTGAACTTTAAGCTGATGCTCGAGGTTCTGGATGTTCTCGAGAATCTCGATGACAACAGCTATTGGATTTGTGTGTTGATGTGTGCATTGGAGTGGACTAAATCAGAACGTATGTCCCAAAAGCACGCTAATCAACTTCGCCACTTCACCGAGATGCTGGATGAGGTTCTGCTGGAGAAGTACTTTGAGGGACTCCATTTTTGGTCAGATAATGAGGAGCACATCAAGTTCCTCATTACTAAGGTCTTCTACGACTGGGTTCGTGATTATGACTTTCAGGTAAACTTTTTCGCCTGGTTGTTCGATCACCAATTCAGCCGTTCGTACAAGTACTTTTCATCCACCTACGGTTTTTACCGCGATGTTGTGGTAGATGGGATTCTATCTGCGTGCGCAAGATCATACAACGCCAGAGACCTTTTGCACAACTGGTGGGAGATAATATGCGATGACTATGACCTGCACGATGAGACTATCAACATTGTCTTCCAGTTCATTGAGATGCTCCCATCACGTACAAATAATGTACTTAATTATACTTTGTCTGATGTGATTGTTGCGCTTCTTCCCATCATCAAGAACCAACTGTCCCACAAGGACTTTCGTCTCTTCTTATGTGAGACAATGCGTCGCCTGATGGGGAAGAATAATTTTGTGTTGGTTCAAAAGTTGCGTCATATGTACTTTGCTCATCTATCCGATGTGCGGATTGCAACCTTTTTCCTTAACTGGTGCGACTTTGAGTTCCCTTTGCCAGGACTATTTACATCATTTCTCAACACAATGTCGCAGGCGAACAGGGACAAGGTTTTCACGGCAATTTGTGTTAATGATAATATCAGGGCAGCACAATGGATTATCTCCAAAACATTTACCTGGACATACACGTTAACTGTAGCCGATGAGAAGATAGTTGCCTTTGGTATCACGCACGAACCGCCTCTCGACCTCAGCTTTCTTGATATCGTGATTGATTCACCTTTGTGTCGATTTGGCTTTACGGCAAAGGACTCACGCACACTGAAGAACAAGATAGAGGAGTGTGTGGTCTGTATGGAGCCTCTCGAGTCGACTGTTGTCCTGAACTGCCATCCAACGCATCAGATTTGCGAGGGTTGCTGTGATAGGATGATGAGAATGAATCATAAGAATAAGTGTCCACTGTGCCGTGGGAGTGTGCGTCCGGAAGATTGTAGTGTGTATGTTTGAACGTCGCCATTCAATTTCTTTAAAAATTGAAAAAATTATTTTATATGTGTTCTTATATAAGTGGAACTAACAATGTCCTCTATGAACAAGAGAACAACTAAGATGATGCTCTCCGCGTCATCACTTGGTGCTGGTTCCGCGCCATCACCAAAGATGCCCCTGGTTGCACAGGAGCCATGGACGCTTGCACGTCTGCACGGAGTGGTGAAGAACAACGTGTGCGCTTTCGAGCATGGCAAGCATGGCATTCACCGACCCCAATATAGTCGTCCAACGCCACTTCGTGTTCAGTTTCTCAACAGGCGCGCAACATTCACCTTCAACAACTGCATCAACGCTTGGACCTCTCGGCACTACGATGAGTTTGGCGAGGATCACCTTTACGAGAAGGTACTCTGTCCGCATGTCTCTACGCAGGCAGCCGTCCAGCCATCAGAGTGCTCCGGCTCGGAGTTCTCCGGCTCGGAGTTCCCAAGCGTGCCATCGGAGTGCTCCGGCTCGGAGTGCTACGACGACGAGTTCTCCGGCTCAGAGTTCTCCGGCTCGGAGTTCTCCGGCTCAGAGTTCTCCGGCTCGGAGCTCTCAAGCGTGCCATCGGAGTGCTCCGGCTCGGAGTGCTACGACGACGAGTTCTCCGGCTCAGAGTTCTCCGGCTCGGAGCTCTCAAGCGTGCCATCGGAGTGCTCCGGCTCGGAGTGCTATGACCTCAAGTCGTACGAGTACTTTAAGGAGGGCGCACACACGGAGTTTCACATCATCGGCGAGGACGACACACACGCAGAGTTCCCGGATGAGGAGAAAATGGCGACAGCCTTTGACAACGTCCACATGCTCATGCTCTCCGACGGCGTCTATATGCTCCCCACGCAACCCGGCTTCGACATGAGCGCATCTAGTCAGTCTACCGCAGAGCATGACTTTGGCGACATTGCTGTGCTGAACCCGGAGGATGAGCAGACGTTTGCCAAGCAGTTTGCCGAGCAGTCTGCCGAGCAGTTTGCCGAGCAATTTGCCAATCAACTCGATGATCAACTGTTTGATAGGTACATGCTCGCTTTCATTCAGGCAAACGGAATTCTCCACGCAATGGATGGCACAAGCCCAAGCATGGAGGAGTTCTTTGTACTGCAGGATCTTGTCAACCGAGTCCTCACAAACACCACAACTGAGGCAGACAAAAGGTATGTCGCGTGCATCCTTTCCATCATCAATAAGATAGAAGATTAGTGGTAAAGATGAGAGAAAAAAGAGAAAAAATAGAAAATATAGTAGAAAAAATTTAATTTAACCATACATAACACCGCATAATCCCCAACAAAATATTTTATTTATAATTTTATAAATAAAATAATAGTAGCACCAACAATCCATAGGAAAGTTGTAATTAAATGTGGTGTCGTCCACTCTCAAATAGTATCAGTAGTGCAAGCATTTATAATCCAACATACATATTCCCCGATGTGCGAATAATTTCTGATTCTAGATAGTCAATCATCCCGGTTGCATTGAGATTAAGTTGAGTCATAATATATTCATATGATAGTGCCTTTTGTTCAAATTCTGTCTGGATAATATTTGCAGTAGTGTTAGCTTGGAATAATGTAAGCTGTTTCTGATTCTCTGCTTGGATTAGAAGCTGTTTCGCTGTCTGGACTGCCTGAATGTAGGTTGTATTAGCAAGAATAAGTTCTGACTGGCGCTTGTTCATTTCTGTCTGGGACATTTGAATAACCGATTGTTTCTCTGAAATAATGTTGTTATAAGACGAGGGAAAATCAATATTTTTAAGTTGGAAGAGATGAAGGTTAATATGGATATCAGTACGATTAATATTATCCATCAATTCCATATACATTTTAGTCTCAACCAATTGACGAGTAGTATAGTATTCAAAAGACAAAAAATCAGCACACGCAGTTCTAACCGATTCCTCAACCACATTACGGAGAATCATCATATAATTCTTTTCCTTATTAAATACATACCACATAATAGGCACAATAGAGTTCTTATCATATGAAAATTGAACACTTATATCCAATACTATAACTAGCCCGTCTTGTGAAAAGCATTGTAGGTTATCATAATGCATATATTGAACAGTTGCAATATAATACTTTAGTTTATCGCCAAAATCAAGGGTATAAACACCTTGGTCCAATACATCTTTTACCTTTGTGGTATATTCATTATAGACTACCGCAAATTCATTTTGTTTGACCTTTTTGTTTGTACTAGTTGCAAGGAAAGCAATAAGAATAATAACACCAATAGCCGATACACTAGATAGGATGATTTTTGATACGAGATTCATTATAATATATGTATTGTTATTTTATGATTTATTTTATCAATTTTTATTATATGTGGTTGTCGTAATTATATCTTCCAGATAGAGTGCACTTATTCTATTGCGTAGCAAATGAGGAATTATGCACTTTTGACTTATCGCGACCAGTTTTATTCGCTAATATTATTCTTTGAATAGAGTCTATTCGAAGAATAGACTTGCCTATTACGACGCGCACATATGAAATAGGAAATAATAAAAATTGATAAAAATAGTTATTACAACTATAGATGTAATAGTAATAATAATGAAAAAAGGACAAGAGTACAATCTAGATGAAGTTGTATCAAATGCATATAAAGGTACAAATTATGCGGAACAATTCAAACCGACTATTATTACTACATCACTATCTAACAAACCGACTATTATTACTACATCACTATCTAACAAACCAACTACCACAAATACTACCACAAATATACCAAAACCATATTTTAGCGATAATTGTAAAAATATCACAAAATATGGTTTTGGTATTGGTCTAGGGTTGGCAATACTACTGGTATGTATTATGGTCCCACTCTCATTCCACTATATTCAATATAATGAATATGCATTTGTGCGAGATAAATTTGGTAAAACTGATACGGGTAAAGTTATCACCCAGGGAAGACATTTTTACACCCTTAAATACGATGTAATTAGATTCCCATCTACTTATACCGAAGTGCGATTTGTGGATAATGATGCTCAGAGTGTATTTACCAAGGAAGGATATCAAATTCTTATCAGTATTTCATTTTGGTATAAAATTCCACCGGAAAGTCTAGAATATATTTATCAGAAGTATAGTATGAATTATAAGAATTCAATTGTTAATGAGGCGAAACTTATTATCAAAAATCTTGCTGGTACTGTGAATACAGGTCTCAATGTTGAAGTAGAACGTTATATCACTGACCGTTATAACATTTCGCAAATCATTGCAAGTGTTCTCAGCAAGCAACTATATGATGAATTTGGAATTGATGTTCCAACTAAATATGTCAAATTGATGTATGTTGGAATCCCTGATTCACTTCTTAATCAATACAGTCGTACAGTTGAACAAACTCAAAGAAATCAACTGGAGCAAAATAAACAAGCACTTGAATTGATTAAGGCTGAAACTCAAACAATTGTCACCAATACCAAGGTTCAGACTGATTTTATTCTCAATAGTGCAAAGATTGATGCGGATAGGATTGTTAGCAATAGCAAGGCATTTGCCAATAACATTATCACATCACAACGTGGTAAGGGGTTGAAGATTATTATGGATAGACTTAATATTACATCACAAGATGATATTAATCGTATGATTCGTATTATGTCGCTTACTGAAAATCAAAATAATAAGATTTTCTATAATATGGATAATAAGGTTATTGTTAATAGTTAATTTATTTATTCAACAATTCATATAATAAAAATTGATAGTTGCTTATGATTTCCTAATAAAAATTGATTGGGAGATAAAATTTCTTTAAGAAATTTTATATTTCCCAATTACTATTTATTAGAAAAACCTTAAGGTTTTTCTAATAAAAATTGATAATTTCTTCCTTTATACTAAACTATATAATATCAATGGACGAGGATGCTATTACATTTGCAGGTAATCTCTCTAGTGAATATGGAGATGATACTACTAATGATATTGATATTATATATGATATTGAAAATACAGGCGTAAAGATGAATTGGGCGATTATTAAGATGTTCCGTAAAAACCCAACTCAAACAGACATACGCTTGTTAATTTCAATTCTGAGGGAGACGTTGGAGCTTTATAGTATGTATCGTGATCACGATACCTATTGTATGAAAATCATTAATATGCTACTACGAGTTAGGTCCCATATCTTTCTTAAATCAATGGTAACAGTAATTCGATTGGAATATTATAATATATATGACAAGTTGATGCAATATATTTTGCTAAATAAGATGAATATGTATCATAATGCGAATAATATGAAGAAAAATACAATTTACATTGATATTGAATATTTGTTCTCAGTTGCAAGTAAAAATGCAATTTCTGGTTCCATTGTTGAATTTATTAAGGATGATGATATTAAATATATTCATACATTGGAAGAACTACTAGATGATTATTTTGATGATTATATTGAAAGTATCATCAATCAGATTGTATTTAATGGCGCAAAAGATCTATTTATCTATATGCATAAAAAGTACGGACCTTTTAATGATATGATTAATAAGATAATTTCTATTTATATTGAGAGTATAAAAAAAATTTGTGTGAATGATAATATTCTTGCTACAATGAAAGAGCTTGGATATAGTATAAATAAGGAAATTGATGATTGCATTATATGGATTGCATCTAATACTCATATTTTGGATCTGAGAAATATGTCTTTTCATCTTGATTCATTATTGGCGATATCAAAAAATAAGAAAATGCCTTATATGATTATGATAAATATCATCTGCTCGAATCATTATGGACTATTTCAAAAAATGATTTATAGTCATTTCAGTCATCTATCAAATGTACGTAAATTTTGTTTCATAGCACAATGGGCTTTTATGAATAATAATATTGTTGAAAGATTTTTTGACAATACACAATATAGTATTGAAGAACAAGATGATATTTTTATTAATATTTGTAGGAATAACAATCTGGCTGTCGCTAAATGGCTAGTATTTATGAATCCATACCGATATTATATTGGTGCGGAAAATGAAAAACTTATTTGGTTTGATATTGATTATAGTATGACATTGCCACCAATTATCTATAATAACATGAAACCAAATTATGTAGAGGGGATGAAAGAATGTACTGTATGTTATGAAGGAGCAAATAGTTATATCATATTGCCATGCCATAATACTCATATTGTATGTACATCATGTTTCGTGAGAATGATTGATAATGATTTGGATAAAAATAATTGCCCAATGTGTAGATCACAATATAATATTAATTATTGTACTTTAAATATGGCTTGCACACAATAGATCACGCATACATTCACATATGTGGTGTGCGCAATTATATTCTTTATCGTGAAGCGATATAATAGAGTGCACTTATTCCGAAGGAATTATGCACTTTTGACTTGTCTATTATAATTGCTTTGCAATAATAGCAATATAACAAAAACGAAGTTTCGTTATGTTTGCTGATTCGCAAGTGTGCACATGCGAATTGCACCGCACACATATATAAAGACATTTTGCCATACATTATAATAAAAAATGTGTAATAAAATGAACTGTATATTTAATTGCTTAACTAAATTATTTTGTATGAGACCTTCATTTATTGAGACTGATAAACAAGTAATTATAGAAGATATATCATTAGTTGATGACGACTTTATCCGGAATAAAATGTTAGCATATTATAAAGAAAATGAACACATTTTTGTTAAATATTTTAATGATAAACACAATATTACCGATATAACATTTAATAGTATGAATCATCAATTTATCACAATGTTCTCTTTAAAACATTCACCTCATAATTTAGAACAAATTATACTTGGTAGTCCATTTAGTAAAATGTATAATTATATTTATATTGATATTGAATTAGAGAATTATTTATAATTGTGTTCGGCGCTATTCGCGAACCAGAAGAGAGCCCATATATTTGAAAACGGTCTAACCGTTTTCAAATAGCGATGCTCACAATTATTGTCTACAAAATTAAAATTTAATCAAACCAGTATTTTCATTAATTTCAGGAAGGTTATATAAAGGTTTAAAGTAATTTATCATATCATAAAATTCTAATTTAGTATATGATTCATCCTTTATAAACTCCCCATTATTTTTTTTTAATTCGGTTGAATTTAAATTTTTAATTATTTTTCTATAAAATGATTCTATATAATTTATATACATTTGATTATCAATTTTAATTT